CAAATTACTTCTTTTATTATTTTCTCTGTTTCTATCTATATGGTGTATCTCTTCTGCTAGTTTACCACAAATAGAGCATTTATAATCGCACTCTCTCATATATAAATTAACTAATTTTCTTTGTAAAACTCTTGGAATTATATGGTAGGTATTGTGGTTGGTCTTGTAGTAAAACTGCGGTTTTGGGATTTTAATTTCAGGCATTGAAATTAAGGTTTTCATTTTTCCCTTTTATCCGTCGGTGGATTGATTTTTCAATCCGATTTATAAAATAATTATAAACCTAAAATTGAATTTTGTCAAGTGTTTTTTTCCAAAATAATTTTATAGATTATAATTTCAAGAGAGCAATTTACCGACGGAGAAAACACAAAGTTAAAATATCTCTTGACAATTTTTAATTAAGTGTTATAATTTTTAAGGAAAGGGGATAAAATAAATGGATAAAGGAATTTGTAAAAGATGTAATGCGATATTTATTAGGAATGTTCCACAAAGACATTATTGCGAGCAATGTAGTCCGTATAGATATGGGGCAAGTGCAAGGCGTGCTATGCGATATAAGAGGCATAGGGGCAATAATGTAGGTCAACCTTGTCAAGTATGTGGATTTAGTGAAGTGGTAGATTTACATCACGAAGGGCAAGATATTTATTGGCTTTGCCCTAATCATCACTCACTTATTACAAGAGGAAAGAAAGATATAAATGACTATAACATTAAACCTATACAGGACAAAGGGTTAGAGCAAAATATGGAAAAGGAACAAAATGACCATATTCTATAAGTTCAATAAATTGAATAGGTTAAGTTAGGAAATATGGAAATATGGAATATGGGAGCGGTGTAAGTGGCTTGTTAAGAAGTGTAGTTATATATTTATATAAAAAAAAAATAAAATAATAAATAGAAATACCCTCTGGAAAGTTTGGGTTTGCCACCCCTAAAACTCCATATTTCCATATTCCTCAATGTTATCAATGAGTTATGTCCATAATGACCACCATACTCACCATATTCGTCATCTTACTCATTGATATTAGCAGGTTTAAGTGATATGTCCGACGCTGTTTATGTATGTTCAAAGTTTGAAATTGTAAAGTTTTTCATTACACTTTCCAAAAACAGCTCGTCGCTGTATGAGAACATTGAAATTATGGTTAAGGTTGGCTAACGTTGCATTTGCCATTGAGTTGGCATTTTCTCCGACGGTGATTTTGATATAGGCACATTAAAAAATAAGTAAAATAATACTTGACAAATACTTTATTGTATGATACACTCTATAATGTAAGGTAAGGAATAATCCTTACCATAAAAAGAAAGGAGTAGTAAAATGCCAATGTTACCTATAAAAGATTATATAAGTAAGGTTGAGCGTTGCTGTAAGTATTGTAAAAAGGACATCCGTAATTGTAGATATGGTAAACGATTTATACATTATACAGATGACGGTATTGCTTTATGTAGTGGTTTTATTCGTGTATCTAAAAGAGTAGTTAGCACTAACTGAAAGGGGGATACAGAATGGCAAAGAAAGTAATTGTCGCAAAGATGAGCCACGAAGGGAAAGAATACATCGGCAAGCGGGAAGTCAAGTTATATGACGGTGATGACCAGCTCACGCAAGACGCAAATGTGGGTATGACCTTGCGTGTCCAGCGACAGATTAGAGATGCCTTGAAAGTGAAGTATGGCTTGAAGGCGGTTTCTTCTGGTGGTGAAGCGGTTGACTTGTCCGCAGTAGAAAGCGTATAAGGTAGTAAGTAATCACTCCAAGAGACACGACGGGAGTATATTAGTAGTATAGATATACTCCCGTTTTTAATTACTCCGCAATATACTCCCGATTATCTAACAAGGTAGTCGGGAGTTCTTTTTTGGCTATCCCTGAATTGCCCGGCCATACCACAAGTTCAATCCTTGTCCTTGCCATACTTTGCCCAGCGAATTTCAACGATTGGCAATCAAGCCATATCCGACTATGCCTAAAAGGTAATCGTTGAGCCTTGCCCTTCCCTTGCCCAAATAGACCTATGCCACCCCCCAAGCCATACCTATATAATACAAAGACCTGAATTATTTTGCGACCAAATTTTAGGTATGTTCAACCATTGAAATTATAATCCCTGAAATCTCGTCGGAAAAAATAACACTTGACAAATTCATTTTTCTGTGATATACTTTTTGATGATGAGGAACGATATGAAAAAATATAATCATAATTTCAATATTCCACTTTTTAATCCTTTTACATATTAAAGGGCTAATAATATGAAAAACTACACGAAGGGTATGAGAGACAATATTCATAACTGTAGAATTTTGTATGTCAAGGAAACAGAGGTAAATGGTGTTAAGGAAAGATTGGTAGTAGTGTGTAACGGTGGAGTGGTTAAGTTTAGTAGATGTAAGGGTTATCCTTTTCTTAATATATTACAAAAGCGTAGAAAAGAAAAGTTAGGAATAGATAAGTATACTTGTTTCTCCTGTGGCAATACAGCAAATACTGTTCATCATAAAGATAATGATACATATGACCACTCACTTAACAATTTAGTGTCTCTTTGTGATAGCTGTCATATAAAATTACATAAGAGTGGAGTAAACGAAGATGGATTGGATAGATGAGTTTGAGAACAAGTTCAAAGGTAACCAAGTCATCAACACTCTTCGTGACATCAAGTTCCACGGAAAACTCGAAATCAACTTTGCAGATGGTGTGGCGAACACGTGCCATGTGAATTGGTGTGTCAAACCATACTCAACAATAACCTTGACAGAAGGAGAAGGAGGAAAGGATGGCGAATGAGAGACGTCCACAGTCGAGGCAAGTAACTCCTGAGCAGATGGCAGAGTTTCAGGAGATGGATAGACAGTGGAGATTGGAATTTATGCCTCCACAACTCGATATAAATGGGGTGGAGAGATTGTGTATGCATTGTCATTCTCCCTTACATCCGTGGCATAACCAGAATTATGATGGGAGTGCGGGTGGGTTTTGTAGTAAGTTATGTATGCACAACTACGAGAAGAAGTTGATGTTGGATGGAATGAATATGACGGATGCGGGGAATGAGGTGGAGAAGTATGAGGATTGGAAGCCGAAGAAACATTCACCAATAGCGTAGGCTAATCTAATAAAGTAGACGCCGCTACCTTACGAACACTGTATACCTTGGCGAGAGGATATAGTTAGTAGTAAGGAGCGGTTTCTTTTTGGACTATAGATGAGAAGAAGAGATGAGTAAAGAACACGAAGATAAGGCGCAGTCAACAATAAATGCTGAACCAGACAAAGTTACACCAAGACACAGAGCCTTGATGAGACGACTTGTGGCAGGGATGACATTGTCGGATGCGTGTGTGGATATAGGCTTCTCAATATCGAGGGCATCATTGATTGTGAATAGTCCCCTGTTCGCTGCGGAGATGAAGACGATGGAGTCGGAGGTGGCGAAGGAGTTTCAGGAAGCGGAAGCACAGAGACCAACCGACCCGACTCGAATTGTGTTGAGTGAGTCGGCAGAGACGGCAGCGAGAACCCTCAAAGGGGCGTTGTCGGATGAGAACCCAACTATTCGTGTGTCGGCTGCGAAAGACATCCTTGACCGAACGGGATATGCGAAGGAAGACAAGATAAAGGCGAAGATATTGGTGGAGCCGAGTCAATCGTTGATAGATGTTATGTCAAGGATAGTGAGGGAGAAGAAGATTGAGCCAGATGACACCGACCAAGATTAGACAGATGAGGGAGTGGCTGTTGGATGATTTCAGTTACTTCGCACAGATATTCTGCGACCCCTCCTTCTTCGATGTCATATTCCACACAGAACTATGTCGATTTATACAACATTCGAAGAAAGATAAATTGGTGGTCTTACCTCGAACTTATCTGAAGACGACAATTGCGGCGTCTCTATATGCGTTGTGGAAGGCGACACGTGACCCATCTATTCGTGTACTTGTCACGTCAAATACCGAACCTAACGCACAGAAGACAGTTCGGTCGATACGGTCTATTGTTGAAAGCAATTCGTTGTATCACCTGTTCTTCCCTGACCGAGTTCCACAATTTAATAAGGTGAGGTGGAGTGATAGTTGTGCTTGTCTGGCAAGACCTGTAGACCATCCAGAAGGGACGTTTGAAGCTGCGGGTATAGGCACCAACATTATTAGACGACATTTCAATCTAATCATAGAGGATGATACAGTGAGTCCGAAGAAAGATGAGTTGACTGGGGAGGAGGCTATGCCTTCTAAGGACGACATCGAAAAGGCTGTAGGGTTTCATAAGTTGACGATACCGCTGTTGATAAATGAAGAGGATGAGCGTATCTGTGTGGGAACGAGATGGGCATCTTATGATTTGATTAACTATATATTGGAGAATGAGAAGTTCGATACATATGACCGTCCGTGTATGAAGAAGGACGGTTCTCCTCTCTATAAGAAGTTTAGTCAAGCAAGATTAGACTCAATACGTGCTGGAATGGGTGTATATATGTTCTCGATGTTGTATGAGAACAAACCACTGGCTAAGGAGTTTATGGCATTTAATCCAGACTTTCTTCGCTATTATGAGGAGAGTGAGTTGCCAGAGGATGGAGATGGATTGGTGACAGTAGACCCAGCAGACCCACCGACAGGGAAGGCGAGCCAGGATTATTCGGGGATAGTGTCGGTGAAGCATACGAAAAAAGGTCTCTTCATTCGTCGATATGTGAGGAAGAGATTGTCGGATAAGGAGATGATAGAAGCAACATTCGACACAGCGGATGCTGATGGATTTGTGAAGATTAGGATTGAGACGAATAGATATGCGCATTTGGCGGCTGCCTTCAGGGAGGCGATGAAGATACGCAATAAATATTATGCGATAGATGAGGTGAAGGCGAAGCGGATAAATAAAGAAGCAAGGATTAAGAATAGACTGTCACCGTTGTTTGAGAATGGTGTGATATTTATGAAAAGGGGGATGAGAGAGTTGGAGACGGAGTTGACGACATTCCCATACTCCAAACATGACGACCTTATTGATGCTCTATCTTGGCAAGTTGGAGAGAGGACGTCGACAGAATACGACAAAGAGCCATATCAGAGACCAGCATTGCCAACTGGACGGAGGGTGTTTACGTTGGATGAGATAAGAGCGAGTTGCAGACAGAGATATCGTGCGCCTTATCCATTTCAGAAACAAAGTGAGATGGTGATGGCTGGACAAGATAGATAGTGCAATTGGTAATTTCAATTATTGAAATTACTAAACTTAAAAGTAGGAGGAGAGAATGAAGAATGTATCACTTAGACAATATAATACAGCACGCAACATAGATGTAGATGAAAGTGGGGACTTAATTATCGCTGGGAATAGAGTGTTGTTTGGATTGATTGTAACTAACCTAAGAACGTCTAGTTTGTTTCTGAAATTATATGATAAGGCGACAGCTCCTACAGTTGGAACAGATACACCGAAGATAACTATCGCTCTACCCACCCTTAATTTTCGACACATTCCTCTTGAGGGAGGGATACCATTTAGTTTAGGGATTGGGGTTGGAGCTACAACTGCAGTAGCAGATAGTGATACGGGTGCACCTGGAGCGAATGAGTGTATAATTACTGCACTCTACTTATAGGAGGATAAGATGCCAGCAGGATTTGATGCTTGTCGAAAAGCAGGTGGAAAGATAAGGACAGTGAAACCAAAGGAAGGTGTGTATATTCCAGTCTGCTTCTTAAATGGGAAGTCGTATCGAGGTGAGGTTCATCATACCAAGAAAAGCGATGGGGATGGTGGAAGTTCAGTGGCAGCGGCGATTAAACACGGGATGAGATAAATAATGGCATAGATAAGAGGAGACAATGTGAAAGGTGAGATTGAGGATTGGGTAGAGCTGATACAACAAGGTGTCCGGTATAAAGAGAATTTTGGTAACAGCAAAAGATGGTCTACATATCGAGATTATGGAAGGGGGAAGTTTCCAGGATACCTTAGCTCGGCTGGTGGCGTTCTTCCCTATAATTTGGTACATTCGATGAAGAGGGGGATGGTGCCGAATGTCTACTTCCGCAATCCCTACATCAATGTCACTCCCACCGCTAAACCTGGTATCGACATCCAAGCTCGCGTTGTCGAGGCGGTCGATAACTGGTTGATGGGAGAACTTGGAGTAAAGGCGACATTTAAGACGATGGTGCAGGATGCCTATTATACGGATAGAGGGATATGTAAGATTGGGTATGATGGATTGTGGAGTGAGACTGTGACTCCAGCGGACGAACAGTTGGCAGAAGACTTAGGGATACCATTGTCTCATCTGTCGAAAGATAAGAAAGAACGGGTTGAGTATAATGTAAATGTGAAGCCAGGAATGCCGTGGGCAGCTCGCATTATACCAGATGTCTTTATAGTTCCATTTGGAGTCAGGACTTTGGATGACTGTCCGTGGGTCGACCACGTCGTTCTTCGTTCCCTGGAAGATGTTAAGGCGGATAGGAAGTATAAGAATACAGCAGACCTTGAGGGAACACATTTAGAGATTCTCCATAAAGACCCTCAGCGTTCTAACTTTTATAAAGAACTCTCTAGTTATGCGGATATAGTTGAGATACACGAAATTAGAGATTTTAAGAGGAAAGAGATTAAAGCATTCGTCCCAGGATATGATAAGTGGATACGTCCACCGACAGAAGATGTTCTCCAAATTGAAGGTCTCCCATTTGTCGACTTCACATTCAATGAGGATGGGGAGTATTATTGGGGGCCATCAGATGTGCAGATTATAGAACCTCAACAGTTGGAGATAAATGAGGCGAAGACGCAGGCTATGCTCCACCGACGTGTTGCCCTTCTTAAATTCATTGTGGAGTCTGGGATGATAGAGGATACGGAGATAGCGAAGATGATATCGGAGGAAGTGGGGCCTGTGGTGAAAGTGAAGGGAGACCCGAACAAAGTGGTCGCTCTCTTGCAACCACACATTCCAGCAGACCTAGTCCAATGGGTGGAGGTGATTAGGTCAGAAGTTCGTGAATTGCTGGGTCAAGGTAAGCAACAGTTGGGGGAGGCACCGCCAGGGAGAAGGACAGCGGAGGAGATGAGGAATGTGCAGATGGCATCAGACATTCGGATGGATGAGCGAAGGGATATAGTGGCGGATGCACTGGTGTCGATGATGAGGAAGATAAACCAGATTATATTTGAGAGATGGACAGGAGAGAAGGTTGTGCAGGTGGTGGGAGTCGATGCGGCTAGATATTGGGTGGCGTATAAAGGGGCGGAGAATAGAGCAGAGTATAACTTGAGGGTGGATGTGGAGTCGATGACGCCGAAGACGAAGATGATGAAGAAGAGGGAAATTGTCGAACTGATACAGGCGTTGTCGAAGAACCCTCGGGCGAATATAGATTATTTGATGCGAATGTTGCTGAGAGAATACGACTGGGTTGATGCACTAAAAGTCCTACCTGAAGCTCAAGAGACATTAGGGCAACCTATGCCGCAACAACAATTTCAACAGCAACAACAGGGTCTTCTTAACAATCCAAAAGAGTTAGCAAGTAGAGCAAGTGGAAACGCTGAAATGATAGGGAGGTTCTTCTAATGTCGGCAGAAGATAGATGTTCAGTGTGTAAGTGTTGGAAGCCAATATGTAGATGCACTCCATCTATGCCTAATATACAGGTGTTTAAGCCAATGTGGTATCACGATATATGCGAAACACCTATCTATATAGAATCAAAACGACAGCTTAAGAAAGAATGTAAAGAACGCAATGTCATTGCAGCGAGATTGTTGTAAATTGGAGTGATTACCAAGACAGAAGGAGAGTGAGAAGAATGGCAGAAAAGCCAGCAGTTGAGAGAGGAAACCCTGTAATTCCAAATGCACCTGTTCCCTCTATGGTTAGGCAGAGTATGGTACCAGAGCCACCTATACCAATTCCGAAAGAGGTAGATGGTGTGTTAGTAGGAGCGGATACAGTTCCACCATCCACTTTTACAGATACGGAGATAGAGGAGAAGTTGAAAGAAGAGATGGACGCTTATCCAAAAGGGACAATTCTTATAAAAGTGTTTGAGAACAGTCCCTATGAAGTCGACTTCAATGGGATGATTACTGGGAGTGAAGTGGATATGGCTTGGAAGGCGATGATGAAGGAATATAGGGTGTGGAAACACAATCTTTTTAAAAAAGAAACTGAACAGAAAAATGGAGGTGTATAATGCCAGACCGTGAAGGGGATGATGTAGTAGACGACGGAGACAAAGGAGCTGCGGGCGACGTTCAGCAGCAACTCACTACATTGACAGCGAAGATGGCTGCGATGGAGACGGAGACGAAAACATTAAAGGACGC